CTGAACCGAGTCTTACTCGGCTACACGCTTTGCGTGAGGAGGTCTCTTGGTGGCTACGGCTTCCGTAAAAGAACCACTTTTGCGCTCTACAACGTGTAGGGCAGTACGTAGTGTACAGAGTTGCTCTGATACTACAACACTCTCTGGAAGGAAATATTCCTCCCGAGGCAGGTCGAGCTGCGCCTTCTCGACAGCCCACTTGGCGAGTTTCTCGCATATAGTGGACTTTTCTTCACACGAGAGAGTTACTCTCTCGCCGAGGGACGCTGACACGTTTGACAGGAATCTAGAGCATCTCTGATTCCAAGGCAATGCCTCATACTGCCGTGTGGCGTATGGATCAATACCGTGTCTCTTGCTTACCTCAGGGAAAATCATATCCCTGAATAGGTAAGGTCTGTCGATGAGGCTGACAGCGTCATCTACAGTGATGTAGCCGCAGCGCTTCGCTGCGTTTACCTTATCCTGGAATCTCATGTGAGTCCAGTCTGAGACAGAGACTCCGGATAATATCCGGATTTCTTCACCAGACTTACCTTTTACAAGGTCAGCCTGTTGAAGAGTCTCACGTATCTGTTGATCTATTAGATCTTCAGATACACCGCGCTGTCTAGCGGATGTAGCAAAGCTACTTACCACTCTTCTCAGCATACGCGGAGCTGTCCCGGAAAGAATCTTTCCAATGGCCAGCATGAGATCTTCAGGCATTGCTCTGAAGATCTCTACCATATCGATCATGGATCGATGGTAAGCGGGAATCTGGATACCTCCCAGTGATACTGGAAGGTACCGAGACCAAGAGTCCGGTGGAAGGAAAGCTCCCATCCGGTCTTCCCAGCGTCGAGACACTAGTGGTACTAGTGCCTCGAATCCTCCGCCCAACCACGACAACATGCCATGCATTTGTCGTGCTTTGCCGATGGCCGGATTCGGTTCATCGGCTCCCTCGTGTTCTTTAGCACAAGGAGAGAGGAGTCGCACCTTCATTGCATCAATGTGAGGTGTACTCAGGTATTCTCTTTTATTTAGAGGAACATGGTTTCCCCAAATATCAGAATCCTGTAAACCTACGACGAAGAGCATCTCTTCGCAGTAGACCCCACCTCTAGAACTAATAAAGTTCTGGGGGGCCGATACTTTCATGCCATTCTTGGAATGGTTTGAGGTAATACCTCTTAAGTACCGCTTCGGTCCTTGACCAAAATGGTCATCGCCCGAACAGACGAAATGTCGCCACGATTGTCGTGGTCTTCGGAAACGGTTCCGACGTAAGAAGTTTAAAAACTTTTCATCGGAGGAATCGCCCAAGTAAAACTTGTGCCGAAGGAAGCTTTCGTACTCTGCACATAAATTGTGCAGAGTAAGGACTGCTTTCGCCCCAGGATCTCCCATGAGAATCCCACGAGATGTCACCTGGTCAAGAAATTCTTGACAAGGACCCTCGTACACGCGGCCCGAACAGAGGAGCTCTGTACAGGCGTCGAAGTAGCAATTCTTAATTGCCAGACCTCGAATGAGCCCAGCAAGCATGGCTTGGCTGTACTCGTGCGTACAGAAATCTGTCGCAGTTGTCAGGTCGCTACTTAAGAAGTAACGATCTCCAACAGGTGGAGATCCTACGTTGCGTAGGGTCTTCACCCACTCAAACATTTGCCAGCCTCGGGTTAATCCCGATCTAGCGCTTGGATGAGTCCTAAGAAGACCTATCAGTTCATGACTGAAAGGTTGCAGAAATTCTGTCAACCAGTCTTCCCCCACCGTAACGACACGGCTCTTGGCTCCGGGTTCCCCGATTGCCGAGGCACGAATACTAGGGTGGTTCGGGCCGATTCGAAGATAGTCTTCTTTTCGGTCCGAGAAGAACGGAGCGCCTAATAGGCACTTATTCTTCAACCCCTCCTCTATAGACCATTGCAGGATTTGGTAACCTGTATATTGATCTAAAGCATAGAGGGGATCCTCGTATTTGAAATTTTCAAAATCGAGACTCATGAATTCGGAAGATTCTCCGGCTTCACGAAAGGTTGTTGCAGATCCGATAGTTTCTATCAGCTGCTCGGGAGAATCCCGGCACATAGTCTGCCACCTTGGGAAACCCTTACGACATTCGTAAGGTTTTCCGAACCATGTCACTTCTGAAGTGTCGTGGTTCATCACCTCGGATAGCCAGAGACGGAG